CCAACTCGATCATCATTCGAGTTGCATCTTTCGTTGTTGGAATGAGGCGCTGAAGGAACGTTTTGAGCGACGTTCCGGCGTCGGCGGCGCTGCTGAACGAGGGCGCGATGAGCGCCATCGTCTGGACGGTTTCTTGAAACGACAACCCGGCGACTTTCGCGCTGCCGCCGACGTTCGCCAACCCCAACGCGAGTTCTTCAACGTCCACCGTACTCGCGTTCGCGGCGGACGCGAGAAGGTCGGCGACGTTCGCGGCGGTTACGCCGGTTTCGCCCCAGACGCCTAACTGCTTCGCAACGATTGTGGCGGCGTTCGCGAGGTTGAGTTGCGCGGCTGCGGCAAGCGCAAGCGTCGCATCCGTCGCGCCGCCCATCACATCTTTGACATTGACGCCGCCCTTGACCAGTTCGGTCATCGCGTCCAAGGCTTGTTGCGCACTGAATTGCGTCGACGATCCTAGCGCAAGCGCCTTCTGCTTGACATCATCAAACGACAGTCCGGCTTTCGTCAGCGAGTCGCCCGCCACCGCTTGGAACTTGAAAAGCGCGCTCTCGAAGTTCGCCGCAACGTCAATACTGGAGCGCAGTTGATCTCCAAGCGCAGCAATCCCCGCCGCCGCCAGATTGACCGCCGCCGCGCCGATCTGCCGCAGCGCGCCGACCGCCACCTGCTCCAACGCGCCGAACGCGCCGCGCTGCGCGTCGGCTGCTTTCCCGACGCCGCGAACGTTTTGGGCGACGCGCTCCAGCACGCCGCTTGCTGCGTCAACCGCGCTCAGTTTGATGACGACATCGCTCATCGCCGTTTCCGTTGATGCGCTGCGACCAGCGCTTGATGCCGCCGCTCTGCGCGCAGCGCTGCGAGGTGCTGCGCGACGCGCCGGAGCGGTTGACGATCAAGCGCATCGGGCGTGCAGTGGTAGATGTCTCTGCACAACACCAATTCTGTGTACGCGGCGGGCAGCGGCGCGAGGTCGAGCAACCCCAACGCCGTCGCCCGCGCTACTCGTTTCCCTCTTCGGCGACGCTGTCAAAAATCTTTTTGAGCAGCAGCGCCGCCGCCGCATACGGCTCGTTGAGGATGTCATCGCCGTATGCTTTCGTCAGCATCGTCACCGCGACTTCCGGGAACGCGATTCTTCGCTCGCTTGCGTCCAGAAACTGGTGGTACTCGCCGAGCGTGATCGTTGCCACGTTCGGACGCATTCCCTCGACCCGCGCCCGAATTGCGGCGTCGGGTTCAAAGATTTGCGGCAGCACGCGCTCGTAAACACGTCGGAGTGCGCGGATCGGGAAGAGGTCGGCTTGGTTGCCGATTGCCCGCCGCACCAGACGCGCGATTGTTTCGGGCGTCAGTTCGCGATTGAGCAGCGTCGCCGCGTCGCGTATAAGCAGCGCGTTGCGGTCGACGCGGATTGTGTCGATGTCGTATATCTCAGCCGGTTTGGTCATATCATCCTCCTCTTATGACGCCGGGTTGAGGTTGGTTGGATTTGATCCGAGCGTGTACTGCCACAGAGTTGGCGTCCGCACCGTCGCCATCAACACATACGGCTCCGCGTCGCTTGGATCGAGCGCGCTCAATGTGACGTTCGTGATCACCCCCAACCCGGCTGTTGACCCGTCGTTGCTCGTCGCATACGCCCGCGCGTCGCTGACCAACCCGCGCGGCGACCAGCGGACGGCGAGACGCGGGGTCGCGCTTTCAAACAAACCGTATACGGTGTTTGCCGCAGAGTTGGAGGCTTCGTTGTACAAAAACGTCAATGTGAGTTCGACCGGCTCGCGTTTGCCAACGGTGATCGTCGCGTAGTCGCTTGAACCGCCGACATACGCCTCACCGCTTGGGCGCGAAAGTTCAATGTCGTCTACCTTCACCGTTGCATTAGATACTGCCGTCCAGGTCGTAGCATCGGTCGAAATCTCGACCGCAAAATTACCCGCGTAAAGCCCGGCAATAACGCCAGAATGTGACATCTCCCGCCTCCTATACCGACGGCGCGCGGATGAGGTGCGCAAAGCGCGTCGTCATCGCAACGCCCTCATACGCCCGCTCGCCGTACCGAATAACGTCGATTATTCCGCTCACGTTGAGTAATTGCACATCGCCGCGCGTCAACCACGCGAAGCGCAGTCGCGCAACGTAGTCTTCGATATAGTCCGCCAGCGCCGCCGCCGTATCCGCAACACCGCGCCCCATCCCGACATCACGCACGAGTAAGAGATCATCAATCTCCCACACCGCCCGCGTCGCGCGGGTGGGGGTGTAGACGCCGCCTTCCACCAACCGCAACCCGCCGAGCGCGGGGATAATCCGAACCGGAAGTTGCGCCGCGTCCGACCAGTTCGGTTGTGACGCCAGACGCCGAACGGGAACGACGGCGCTGTTGTACTGCACCGCCAGCCCCGCCAGCAACTCAATGATGTCGGTGACGCTACTATACGACATCGCGGTAGCGCTCCAATATCGCGCGTACATCGTCCGGCAGAGCCGACGGCAGCAGCACTAATCCGCCGTCGGCGACCGTCGGGCGATCCGGATCGTTCGCCGTCCCGCGTTGCCGGTACATCCACGCCGCCAGCCGGATCGTCGCGTGAACGATATCCGCTGGCGGGTTGATGCTGTACCCCCACCGCGCGGTGATCGTCGCTTGCTGCGACGCGCCGCACCAGCGCCGGTCGCGCCGCGCCAGCACCGTATACGGCGCGTCGGGCGGGTGCGTGTCGATTTCCGTCGGCGGGATCGCATCACCGTCGCCGTCGGTCGCGCTGACCAGTTGCGCGATGTAGACGCCGGACGGCAACAGCAGATAATCCCGCTGCAACTGCGCGTCCCACAGCATCGCCTCGCGCCCGAATTGCCGAGATGCCGCCGCCGGCGCAGTGAAGGTCTTGCGCGTCGTCTGTTCGATAACCGCAGTTGCGCGTGTGAGCAGATCGGTTAGCAGCGCGTCATCAACAGTTGTTGTGACGCTAAGGTATTCCCTCAACTGCGCCAACGTCGCGTACATCCGTCACCTCACAACACCCGCGTCCAACCGGACGGCAGCGACGCGGGAACGTCGCGCGCCGGGAACGCGGAAATCTCGATTGCGATTGGAACACTCGGTGAAGCGCCGCCTACGTCGACTTGTACGAACAGAAACGCCGCGTGCGCCATCGCTGCGTATGCCTCAGCGCCGGAAACGAAAATCTCGTAAGATGAGTTCGACGCCAGCGTTGCAATCGCCTTATCCGTCAACTCAGTCGCTCCCGAAGCGGAGTTCGTGGTGTTGACGAACACGCGCAGCGAGTTCGTGCCCGACACTGTGCCGGTGTGGGCGACGATGCGCACCGCTTGCGTGTTCGAGATGCTCACAACCGACGTGTCCGTATCAGTAGTGACGTTCGCGTTGAAAAACCGCAGCAGCGGTTGGATGGTCTCTTGTACAAGCATTCCCGTCTTCTCCTTCAGCGCCGCCACACCAAACGCACTGTGACAGCGCCCGTTGTGTGTTCAACCGTTGATCCGTAACCCGTCGCTGTCACAACACCTGCTTCTTCTTTATTTATAGAGCGTGTTGTGACAGCCTGACTGTTGTGACGCCCGCGCCGCCCGCGAGTTGATCATCAGTAGTGTCACAACACCGCATCTTCTTTTATCTATATGCAGTGTTGTGACAGTCCGCCTCACCCAAACGTAGTACTCCCCCGCGCCCGCCGGTGTCATCAGCAGCGTCACAACACGCGATCTTCTTTTATTTCTATAGCGTGTTGTGACGCCCTTGCTTACTACTGCCCGGCTGCGATCTCAACGAACGGACTGACGGTGTTCGTACCCGCGCCGTCCGCCAAAATCAGCGGCGCGTTGACGAGCGGCGCGCCGTCGATCCGCACGCCGAACAACCAGACCGACTGACGCTTCAAAAATCTCACGTGTTCACTGAACGCGACACTGAACGATGCGCGCTCCACCATCGCGTAATACGACAGATCGGCGAGGATGAGCGATCCCGCGTCGGTTACCGCCGGCAGGTGCTCGCTGTACGCAATCGGGATGCCCGCTAACGTATCGCCGTACACGAGCGACTGCCCGTTGACAGTGTACAGCAGCGTATCGCTCAACCGCGTCGCCATCAGCCGGGAGCGCCAGAACGGGTGTGCGATCCACACCGCAGTGGCGCTGCCGGGCAGCAGGCGCTGGATCATTGCGAGGATGGTGCTCGTATCATTGTCCGCTTGCGAATTGCTTCCCGTCGCCCGCGTCACGCTGATCGACGCGGGGTGCCCAACGATCCCGCGCGGCTGACCGACGCCGGTTCCCCGCAGCATCACGCGCGCCCTGAGTACTGCATACGCGCGTCCGAACAGCGTAACAAGCGTGTCTTCCAACGCCTGCGGCGCGTCGGAAATGAGTTCCGTCGACGCTGCAACATAGGCGTCCGCCGCGTGCGGGCGGAAGATGCGCTGCTCGAAGCGCGGTTCGCTCTCCGCAACGTCTGCGCTCTGTTCGCGCCAGATAAGCCGCACGCCGCCCACCAGCGCGCTGCTTTCAACGTTCGGCGCTTGGTCTTGCTCCAACACCGGAAGCGCCAATTCCGCCGCGTTCGTGCGCAGCATCAGCGGACCGCGACCAGCGGCGACGAGTTGATCAAACAGCATCGGCGCGCCGACGGCGCGGATGCGTTCCTCGAACTGCGTCGGCACCAGAAACCCGCCGCCCGCGCCGGTGGTTTCGTCCAACGCCTTCGCGCTTTTGTAGACCTCGCGCAAGCGTCGGGTATCGCCGGTTGCAACGCACTTCAAGAAGTCGCCGAACGATACGCCTTCGCCTTCGGCGACGGGTGTTGTCGCCACGCCGACGCTCTGCGCCTTCACCGCCGCCGCCACCTCGTCACGCAGCCGCGCGGCGATCTCGGCGGCGAGTTCCGACTGATTCATTACGATTTCCGTCATCTCCTCCTCCTACTTGATGACTAACCGATAGACGTTCCGAAGCATTGTGCGCGGCTCTGCGGGCGTCGGCGTGATGCTCGCGTCCAGCCCCAGCAGCCAGCGTTTGATGTGGAGCGCTTTCCCGACCGGCTGGCGCACCACCAAGTGCGCAGCCGTCCCGCTCGACCAGCCCAACTCGTCCGCAATCTGGGCGAGGTAGCGGTATTTCGCATCGAGCAGCCCGCGAATGATCACCCCCTCGTCGGTCAGTTCCAGCGCGCCGTAGCCGATCGGTTCCTCTATCAAGATAACCCCCGACGCGGTTTTGACGGGCTGCGCGTGGTTGAGCCAGATCGGAGTTTCGCGCAGTCGCCCGAAGTCGGTTTCCTGCGTAAAGAACTCATTTTCGAGGTCGGTTGCGTCGGGGCTGCCGAACACCACGAGCAACCCCTCAACGTCGCCGCTCTCGATTGCTTTCAGCGCCGCGCCGGGCGCGGTCTGCCACTCCATCTCCTCACCTCCCCTTCAGCACCGCGATTGCTTCCTTCTTCGCCTCTTCCGCCGCGTCGCGCACCGACGCCCAGCGCCCGCTGTGCACCCGCGCTTGCGGCATTCCGTACACGTACCGAGCATACGACGCGGTGTTCTCGACGATCCGCGACGTTCGCGACAGTTTCTTGATCCGCAACTTCTGCCGCAAGTTCCCCGTTCGCCGGTAGCGTGAACCCGCGGGCGGCGGCGGATAGATTTGCATCACACCGTGCGCAGCGGTCGCGCCCGCGTCAAGCGCGGCTTCGATTTGCGGCGCGCGCGGCAGCAGTTTGCGCAATGCATTATCCAGATCGACAGAGACGCTAACCCGCATCGATCCGCTCCAGTCTGACGCCGCAGCGACAGCGCGGGTGCGCGGGCGGTCCGGAACGCCCGCCCCACTCGTCCTCGCGCTTATTATGGAGCGCGCCGCAGATCGGACACACCCGCTCATCATTCGCGGTCTCCCAGATCATCACGTATTCCAGATTGTGCTCAGCGCGCAGCCCGTCGCGATACGCCCGCACGCCAGCAGCAGCCGCTTCGGTCGCAGCGGTGATGGCGACGGTCTCGGCGCGCTTCGCACCAACGACCGGCTCGATCATTGCAACGAGTTCGGCGCGATCCGCGCCCGGCATCCGCCGCCACGCCGCGACCGCGCGGGCGATGTAGTCGCGCGTGTACGGATAGAGCAACTCCTCAACTTGCCGCCGCGTTGCCTCTTCCGCCCAGTCCGCAAGCAGCGCATCGACGTTGACGGTTACGCCGATCGCTGCGCGCATCTCGTCTGCAAACAGACGCGCAATCGTCTCGATGTTGCGGCGCATTGCGGGATAGAGCGTCTCGCTGAACATCTGCGCCGTAATCTCGTCTGCGCCGTCAAGCATAACTTGGCGTAATTGCAGAAACGCGCGCTTGAGGTCGCGGTAGAGTTGCACCTCGTGCGGCAGCAGTTCCGGTTCGGCTTCGTCCTTCTTAAGCGACTTCGCTGCCTCCTCCGGTTCCGCACTTGCCGCGCCGTTGACGCCCGCCAGCCGCAGCGCCGTTCTTACGTCGAGACCGGCAGCAACCGCTTCCCGCGCTATCGCCAGCCGGTTGCGCAGTCGCAGCAGTTCTTGGTCTGCCGCGTCCTCAACGAACTGCGGGAGGTCAAGCCGCGCCCGCGCTTCGTTCAATGTGAGCACCGGCTGTCCGGTGAGGCGCTGGATCGCCTCTGCCTTCTCCAACTCTGCGTTCTGGACGGCATCAATCCGCGCCTCGTTGCAACGCAGCGTCTGATTGTACGCGACGAAGTGCGGCTGCAACATCGCGGTTATTTCGCGGGCGCGGGTGAGGATCGTCAGAAGAATGAACGTCTGGTAGTCGCGCAGCGCGGTCGCGTAGTTGCTGGCGTTGCTGAAGACCAACGACATCGGAACCTGAAACGCAGTCAGCATCAGTTCCGCCGCACGCTGCAACAGTTCCGGCTGCACCGCGTCGGAGAGCGTATCCCCCAGCGTGACGGTTTTGATCTCGCTCGACAGCGCGAGGTGCCGGAACGCATTGCGGATGCCGCTGACGAGTTGGCGCAGCCACTGCTCGAACCGCGACCGCTCGGCGTCGGTCGGGCGCTGGGCGAACATCCACACCGTCGGGCGCACCGCGCCGCGCTCGAAGTACGCGGTCTGGTACCTCTCCGCCGCGAGCAAAGCGCGGGCTTGGGTCAGCGCGGTCGTCACCAACCCGACGCCGGGTTCGACTTCGCTTCTTACAGACGGTTCCCAGAGGTGCAGCAGTTCCGTCTCCGGCTCTAACCGGATTTCGGTGTTGTTCGCGCGTCGAGCAAACCCGACCAGCCCGCGCTTCGCGTCGGTGATCGGGGTGATGGTGCGGGGGTGCAGACGACGCAAACCAAGCGGCGCGGCGGGATCGCGCAGCAGATACGCTGCGCCGTACAGACACAGATCGATCTCAATTCCGCGAATGAGCGCCGCCAACCTCTCTGCGTCGAATGCGACCAACGTACCGCGCCGCGTCGTAATCTCCCACGGCAGCGACGCGAGCGCGTTGGCGCGCAACATCACCGCCGTCCGCACCACCGCGACGCGCTCATACGCCGTCTCGACATCAACCGCGTCGCCGTCGCCGGTAAACACGCCCGTCCACGCGGACGGAAGGAAATCCTCCAGATTGAGCGCTTTGATGTCGTAGCGCTCAGTCGGCGACAGTACGAGTTGTGCGGCGGGCTTATACATCAAACAGCACCTCTGCGCTTCGCGACGCGCCCCACACCGCCAGCGCGAGCGCAATTACTCCGTCGTCGTGACACCCCTCCGGCGCGCTGTAGCGTGCGCGACCGGACGCGCCGATCTCGACGCTGAACATCTCCAGCTCGCCGAGCAGCCAGTCCAGCGCGGGCAGCGTAATCGTTCGCTGCTCCAGCGCCAGCGCGAGCGTGTCGATGAGCAGCGCCTTTGATGCGATTGTCGTCGTAAACGCCTGGACGGGCAGCCCGGCGCGCTGCAACTCTTCGATGTTCGGCGCGCCGATGCTGTTCGCTTCCGCGATCACCGCGCCGCACCCGTTCCGCTGCCAGAACGCGACCAGCGCGCGGCGCTGCGTTGCGAAATCCACATCGACCAGACGCTCCACATCAACAACGCAGCGCGTCTGCGGGTCGAGCGCGGCAAATACCGTCGCGTCCTCGTAGCGCCCCCAGTCCACGCCGATCACCGCTGCTTCGTTGCTGCGCTCGATTGTTCCGACGCACGCGCGAACGTTGCGGAACACCGCACCGCCGTCGTCGAGAAACTCAGCGTCCAGCTCTTGCCGCGCCGCGCGCTCGGTCATCGCGGACCGCAGCAGCGCGATGTCCGCCGGATCGAGACGCGGGTTGTCACTCGTTGAACGTCGCACCGTCGCCCAGCGCGGGTCTTCCAGCGCGCTCTGGTGGATACGCCAGAAATCCCCCTTCCCCTTCGGAGTTCCAGCCAGCACCGCGCGCCCGCGCCGGTCGAGCAGCGCGGGGATCAGATTTTCACGCCAGATTGTTTCGAGGTTACGAACCAAACCCGCCTCATCCACAACGATCAGATCGTACCCGCGCGACCTTCCCGCGTCCTCGTTGTCGAGCGACCAGAACTCAACACGCCCGCCGGTTGTCGTGTCAACGCGCCGCTCCGCTTTGTATTCCACCGCTGCCGGTGCGCGCAGCACGCGCCGCACTTGCTCCCACACCGGCAACATCAGTTTGTAGGTCGGCGCGAAATACCCGACCGTCTGCCGCTGCACCAACGCCGCCTCAACGAGCATTCGCGCCAATAAGTGCGATTTCCCCCACCGCCGCCCCGCGCGGAGATGCACAAACCGCGCGCTTCTGGTCTGTTCCGCAACGGCGCGCTGGTCGGCGTGGAGGTGTGGAAGTCGAACCTCATACCGTTTTGACGAACGCCGCCTCATCGACGATCACCAGTACGCTCTGATCGGCGTTCGGTTGCTCATCGAACTGCGACAGAAACAGCCGCGCCGCAGCGACGCGCGCGCTTGCCGGCTCGTTGTCGTTGACAACGATCATAAACAACGCACGCAACACCGCAGCGCGGGCTTCGTCTGTCAGCAGCTCTTCCGTCGTCATTTGTAATTCCGATAGTACTTCCGCGCGATTGCCTCAGCCTCCGCTTCGGTCAGCGGGATGTGATACGAGACGACATACCCGATAATCACCGCCAATGCGGATTGCACCTCGGCGGGCAAATCGATCCCCGTGAACTCACGCAGCGCCCAGGCGAGGATGACGACGGTTGCGGCAGCCAGCGCGCCGTAGGTGATCTTATCCAGCGGTTGCGAAAAAGGAAGGTTCATCTCCTCCTGCTCCTCTCTCTCTCTCTTCAGCGGGGCGCTGTGCGCCCCTCACTTTAATTGTACAGCAAAAACCCAGCATTTTCGTACGCCAGATCGCGGCGCGGGCGCGGGGTGTCACAACGCCTGCTTCTCTTTTATTTCTATAGAGTGTTGTGACAGCACTGATAAGCCAGCAGCGGGCGCGGGGGAGTACTACGTTCGGGTGACGCTGCTGAACAGACAGAAACCCCGCCGACGCCGGCGGGGTTTCTGGGGGGAGGAGAAGGAGGAGGATCGTCTTACGCGCGCTTCGCGTCCTCGTACCGCAACTGTTCCACCAGCCGCCGCGCGTCCTCGACGAACGCGCGCCAGCCGACCGGCTCGCCGCGGTACTCGACCGCGTAGTCGCGCGTCTCGCGGTCGAAGATGATTTTGAAATCATCACCGGAGTCAATAACGATTTCGCGCACTGGGCGCGGGGCTGGGGCTGAACGTCGCTTAGGCATCGAATTACTCCTTTCTGATGATCGACTACGCTCTCATTATACCACGCGCGCCGGGTCGTCAAGTCGCAAAATCGCGGGAAAATCTCGAAAATCGGGTATTGACAAACGGCGCGGGGTGTGGTATAGTATAACCGTAATCGATAATCACTGTATCAAGAGGAGGAACACAAATGGAGAAGTACACAGTCTGGAGCGGAACTCGAACTTGGCTGCCCGGCGACAGCGGGTACGAGAAGTACGAAATAATCGGTGAAGAACTGGCTGTTTGGGAAGACGCAGGTTACGACTCCGGGAGCACATACTATGTGTACCGGACAGAAAACGGGATCGTCATTCACCGCGTTCGCTGGACGAGCACTCTTGGGGACCCGCACTACGGCGAAGTCTTCAGGTTCAGCAGCCTGGAGGACGCGGCGCAGAATGACGAGTTGCGACAAGCACTGAAAGATATGCGCCTCATCTAATCAACGAACCCGACCCGAACCCCCGCGCCTGACAAGCGCGGGGTTTTCTTTTCCCCGCCGCCGCCAAGCCCGCGCACTGTTGTCACAACACACTCTATAAATAAAAGAAGATGATGTGTTGTGACACTGCTGAACAAACAGAAAACCGCCGGACGCGCGTCCGGCGGTTCTGGCGTTCGCGTCGGGTACTAATTGTGTTTGACGAATGTGGTTACGGCAAAGGTGTAACCCCATTGGTCGCCGAACGCCAGCCACCCGCTGCTGCTTCGCCGCACGCTCAGACGCGAGTTCTTTCCGAACAGCCGCAGCCCGCGCCGAAGTTGCCCGACGCTGTACCAATGCGTGTCGCCGTCTACCTTCATACGGAAGAGTTCGCCGCCGTTGCGCGGTTCATCTGCCAGCGCGACGTAATCCCTCGCGCTCATCTCCTTCAGCACTTTCACGTTCGGATTTTCTGCGACGGTCTCCCACCCGCGGCTCTCGTCCGTCAGCACTCCAAGCATCCGCTTGACCGGCGCTCGCGGGCAGTAGAACTCCGGCAGCGACACATCACAGTACTCGCCCGCGACCTCACCGCCCGTTTTCTCGTCGTACCGCGTGGTCTGCGCGGTCGCGGTTACGCGGTTTCCGTCAACCTCGATGCTCCCGATCCACGTGCCTTCAGCAAGTGCCTCCAGCACCCGCGCGGCTTTCGGCGAGATCGCGCCTTCGCCGCGAAGAAAAACTAAGTCAAACTTCTTGGCTACCAACATCACCCCGTCTGTCGCCGCTGCTACGCCGTCGGCGACGTGAATACCGGAAAACGGCGTCGCCTGAATGTCGAGGGCGACGCGCAGAAAGTTGGAAAGTTCTGTGCTGGGCATAGTGTTCTTCCTTTCTCTGTAATAGATTGATTACTGTGATCTACTATACCACAACCCGCACCGTTTGTCAATACCCGACTTTCAAGACAAACAAAAAGCGCCGGACGTTCGCCCGGCGCTCTACTACGTCAACCCGCACCGCTACCTCGCCAGCGCCCACACACAGCGCGCCAACGCCTCTGAGAGCATCGCCGCGTCTGTCTCGTACTGCGCAAGTGTGCCCAGCCCTTTGGTCCAGTACGCGACCTCGACGCGCCAACCGCCTTCAAGTCGCTCGATCTCGACGCAGACGACGCGCGACAACGCGAACAGCGCGTCAAGCGGCTTGTACGCGGCGGGAGAAACGTCAAGCGCGAATACGTCGATGGCGTCGCTCGCGCGAGAGACGCTGATGATCCGGTCGCACTCGCCCGGTTCGGTAAGGACGGCGCAGATCGCGGTTGGGGTGCGTTCAAAAGCGATCTTCATTCCTCCTCCTCGTACTGACTCAACCACTCGTCAAGTTCGCGCACCGGCGCATCGTATGCGCCGACCCGCACGAGGTCGTCGCGCCAGCCGCGCCGCGCGGCGTCTTCGAGGTCGGCGTACACCGACACGACGCCGTAATCGACGCCGCCCTTCTCCCAGTCGCCGTAGCGGTGCTCGGCGACGACAAGACGCCCGTCGTACAGCCGGTAGAACGCCCGCTCGTCCGTTCGGTCTTCGTCGACCTCAACGACGAGGGAACCGAGAGGCTCGCCGTCGAATTCGATCCAAGCGAATTGTGAAACATCTCTATTACCGCGCACAGCGCGCCAGCCGTACCAAACCCGTACCCGCATTTTCGCCTCCTTGAAAATGAAGGGGACGCCCGGCGAACCGGAGCGCCCCCGAACTGCTACCGACCGTCAACCTCGTCGAGTGTGAGTGTTGGGCGGGGGATGATCCCCGCATTCTCCATCTCCCGCCAGAACCGCTCCTCTGCCTCAGGCAGAGTGCGAAAGACAAAGACCTCCGAGATTTCCGGCTCGTTCTCCCAGCGGCTCCATCGCCGCTGGTGCACAATAAACCGACCGTCCGAAGCGCGGTAGAAGCCCGTCTCCGTACCGCGCGAGTTATGCTCCTCCCACAAACCGCCGATGCGCTCACCGTCAAATTCGACAATCTCCCCGTTCACGAACTCATCGCCGAGAATGATGCGCCGGATTCCCCTGAAGAGTTGGATCGTAGCCATCTTAGACCTCCTTTCGGCGAAATCAATCACGCTTCTACTCTACCACACCCCGCGCCGTTTGTCAAGCGGGAAATTCGCCGGAATTTCCGTGAAATTGGGGCTTGACAAATCGCGGCGTGTGCGGTATAGTAGAGACGTAAGCAATAACCACACACAAGGAGGAGCAAAATGAAGACCTACCAAGTCTGGACGGGTACAAGGAACTGGCAGGACATCGACGCCGACAGCGAAGTTATCATCTTTGAGGGTGAGGAGTTGGGGGTTTGGGAGAGCAACTCCGGCGATCACGGCGTCACCTACAGTGTGTACCGAACGGATGAAGGTATACTTATCCACGAATACGAATGGATAGACGACATCGACGAAACCCGGCGCGGTACGGTGTATGAGTTTGAGACGCTGGAAGATGCGGCGCGTGAGTTCCGCTATGTTCTTCAGATGGCGGGCGTTATCGAGTAAGCGCCCAACCCCGCTGAAGCCCCGCACCTGTGAGGTGTGGGGCTTTTCGTTTGTCTACACAGGTCGGATTTCTTCAAAATTGGGGCTTGACAAATCGCGGCGTGTGCGGTATAGTAGAGACGTAAGCAATAACCACACACATCAAGAAAGGACGGCAATCTTATGGCAACAATCTCTATCTGGCGCGGGTACCGAAGTTTCACCGGCGACAACAACTACGAGGTCGCCACCTTCAACGGGTCGGAGATAGGCTCGGTGCGGTTCAATATCGACGGGGACGATATCCAGTACCGTGTGTTCCGCACTGAAACCGGCTCGGTCGTCATCTATTTCATAGAGCGCCGAGGCTACGATTGCACTGCCGAAGTGTACGAATACGACAATCTCGAAGAGGCAAAAGAACACTACGCATTCATCCTCCGCAGAGCGGGCGTCATCTAGACGACCCGCCGCATCCCATCAAGCCCCGTCCGGCAACGGACGGGGTTTCTTATTTCCCCTTGCACTTCCCGCAATGCCCATACCGCCGCGCAGCCCCGTACTGCTGCTGCGTCAACGCAGCATCGCAGCGCGGGCAGCGGTACGCCAGCGCAGCACGCTGCTGCTGCTGGTGCTGCTGCTGGTGCTGGTGCTGCTGCTGCTGCTGGTGCTGCTGCTGGTGCTGCTGCTGGTGCTGCTGCTGGTGCTGGTGCTGCTGCTGGTGCTGGTGCTGCTGCTGGTGCTGCTGCTGGTGCTGGTGCTGCTGCTGGTGCTGCTGCTGGTGCTGGTGCTGCTGCTGGTGCTGCTGC